GACCAACATATCGGCGCAAGGAACGATAACCTATCGTTTGTAAAATATTTTAAAAAGTTTTATGACGAAGTGTTTTTTCCTTACATAGATAAACACGACATAACAACTATAATAAACTTAGGTGATATGTTTGATAGAAGAAAGTATGTTAACTTTAATACTTTACATTTTACAAAAGAAACATGGTTAGAACCATTAAGAAAAAGAAACATTAATGTTCATTGTCTTATAGGAAACCATGATACTTATTTTAAAAATACCAACGATATAAATTCTTGTAATCTTTTGTTTGATGAATATGAAAACATTCATGTATATCCAGAACCAGAAGTAATTGATTTTGGTGGAGTATCGGTGTTGTTTATGCCGTGGATGAATTCAGAAAATTATTCAGAGTGTGTTAAATATCTTCAACAAGCAAAAGCTGATATATGTTTTGGACACTTAGAGTTAAGTGGATTTGAACAACACAAAGGACATTGGGCACAACAAGGTTATGATAAAGATTTATTTAAAAGATTTGAATTAGTTTTCTCTGGACATTATCATCGTAAATCAGATGATGGTCAGGTTTATTATCTTGGTTCGCCATATGAAATGACATGGAGTGATTATGAATGTCCAAAGGGATTTCATGTTTTTGATTTAGATACAAGAGAATTAACAAGGATTCAAAACCCACACAGGATTCATAAAAAGATTTACTTTGATGATAAGAAAAATAATTATGATGAACATGATATAACACAATATAAAGAATGTTATGTGAAAGTAATTGTTGTTAACAAAACAGATTTTTATAAGTTTGATAAGTTTGCCGATAAACTTATGAATGATTCTGGTGCATATGAAGTAAAAATTATAGAAGATTTTTCTGAAATAAATGCTGAAAATGTAAGTGATGAGATTATGGAGAACACAGAAGATACAATGCATTTGGTTGAAAAATATATTGATGATATAGATACAGACTTAGATAAAAACAGATTAAAAGATATAATGAAAAGTTTATATGTAGAGGCAAGTGATTTAGATGTCGGTAACATTTAGTAAAGTTAAGTGGAAAAATATACTTTCCACAGGTAACAATTTTACAGAAGTAGTTTTAAATTCTAAATCTAAAACATTAATTGTTGGTGAGAATGGTTCTGGTAAATCTACTATTCTTGATGCAATTTGTTTTGGACTATTCAATAGACCATTTCGACAAATAACAAAAGGACAACTTGTTAACTCTGTAAATGAAAGAGATGCCGAAGTCGAAGTATATTTTTCTGTTGGGGGACAAGAATTTAAAATTATTCGTGGAATCAAACCAAACAAGTTTGAGATTTATTGTAACGGAACAATGATAAATCAAGATGCTGCTGCTAAAGATTATCAAAAACATCTTGAAGAAAATATACTTAAATTAAATTATCGTTCTTTTACACAAGTTGTTATTTTGGGTGCTTCTACGTTTGTTCCTTTTATGAAACTATCATCTGCACATCGTAGAGAAGTTGTTGAAGAAATTTTAGATATAAAAATCTTTTCAGTAATGAATCATCTATTAAAAACTAGATTGAAAGATGTTGCTAGCGATATTGTTTCTCTTGGCAATGAATATAAATTACATGAACAGAAAATAGAACAACAACAAAGACATCTAAAGGATTTACAAACCAATAAAGATAAAATTGTTAATGAGAATAATAAAAAGATTGCAAGAAATGTTAAATCTATTTTATCAAAACAAGATACGGTAACTAAATTAGAAATACAAAGTGAAAAATATCTTAAAGAAATTGAAGAACAACCTATTATTGATAAGAAATTAAAAAAATTAAATAGACTTCATAATACTATTAGTGAAAAACAAAAAAGAATTGAAACAGAAGTAGATTTTTTTAATGACAATGAAGAATGTCCTACTTGTGAACAACATATAGATTCTGATTTTAAAACAAAAGCTATAGAAGTTAGAACAAAAAAACTTCAAGAATATATTAATGGACTAAAAGATATTGATAAAGATATCGATATAAACGAAAAAGAACTTAATACGATAATAAACATTTCAGAAAAGATTAAATCAAATGATATAGAGATTGGTAAACTAACTTCCTCTATAGAAGAATTAGAAAACTTTAATACAGAATATGAAAACGAGGTTAAAGATTTAACTGATAAAGATGTGACTGAAAAACAATTAAATGAATTAACTTCTTTACAAGAATCTTTGGTTTCTCTTGGAAAAAGAAAAGCAGAGATGGTTGAAGATAAACATTATAATGATGTTGTAAGAAACATGTTGCAAGATACTGGTATCAAAACTAAGATTGTTAAAAGATATCTTCCTGTAATGAACAAATTGATAAATGGTTATCTTTCATCTATGGACTTTTTTATTAACTTTACTATAGATGAAAACTTTAATGAAGTTATAAAATCAAGATATCGTGATGAATTTAAATATTATTCTTTTAGTGAAGGTGAGAAAATGAGAATAGATTTAGCATTGCTGTTTACTTGGAGAGCTATCGCTAAAATGAAAAATTCTACGAATACGAATCTGTTGTTACTTGATGAGATATTTGATAGTTCATTAGATGGAACAGGTACAGATGATTTTCTAAAGATATTAAACACATTCCAAAAAGAAAATGTATTTGTTATCTCCCACAAGGGTGATGTTCTATATGATAAATTTGCACACATATTGAAATTTGAGAAGATTCAAAACTTTTCAAAGAGAATAGATGTCGCTTGACATTTGAAATAGATATGTTATTATAATTAATGCAGGCATAGTATAAGTGGTAAGTACACTAGTCGTCCAGATTAGAAGCGTGGGTTCGACTCCCACTCGCCTGCTCCAAAAATAATCGCTTGACAATTAAAGGTTAATGGTTATCATATTAATATAGGATATTGCCTACGGGGATATCTTAAAACTCGCTTATAAGGAGACACGATATGAGTTATAGATTAGTTCGCTATTCGCATAACCAGTTAGATGACCTATTTAAATTGACACCATTTTCAGTTGGTTTTGATAGTATGTTTGACCGACTATTAACAAACACTTACAATACAAGTACCACGTATCCACCTTACGATATTGTTAAGGTAGATGCAAGTAATTATGAAATTAGAGTTGCACTTGCTGGATTCACAAAAGATGATATCCAAGTCAAATCTGAAGATGGTACTTTAAGTATTGAATCTGCTGGATATACTGGAATCACAAAAGATAAGAATGTTGGTAAAGAAGAACATTTAGTTCATGGGATTTCAAAAAGACAATTCAAAAGAACATTTACTCTTTCAGATGATATGGTAGTTAAAGATGCTGGATTTACAGATGGCATGTTAACTGTCAAACTTGAAAAAATCATACCAGATGAAAAGAAACCAAGAACAATAGACATTAAATAATAATGTTTAGTTTTGTTATGATAAGGGGTTGTTTAGGCAATCCCTTTTTTTTATTTCCCTATTGACAAGACATTATTAATAATGTATAATATTAGAATACAATTAAAGGAGTATACATATTATGAAAATAAGTGAACAAACGAAAGAAGTTCTAAAGAATTTCTCAAACATAAACCAGAACTTATTAGTTAAGTCTGGTACAACCCTTACCACAATGTCGACAATGAAAAACATTGTTGCAAAGGCAGAAGTCAAAGAATCATTTCCAAAAGAGTTTGCGATATATGACTTGAATGAGTTTTTATCTGCACTATCTTTATTTGGAAATCCTGATTTAGATTTTCAAGAAACTCATGTGGTTATAACAGAAGATAAAACAAAGAATAGAACTTTAAAATATTTTTATTCAGACCCTAGTGTTATTGTTTCGCCATCAAAAGATGTACAAATGCCTAAAGCAGAAGTATCATTTGAATTTAAACAAGATACATTTAACAAAGTTGCAAAGGCATCTGCTGTTCTTGGTAACCAAGACCTTCTATTAAACGGAAGTGGAGCTTTATCAGTTACCGATAAGAAAAATTCATCTGCAAACAATTTTTCTGTTGATGTTGATATAAAAGGAACAGGAGATTATAAGTTTTATTTTAAAGTTGAGAATCTAAAAATTATTCCTGGCGATTATGATGTAGAAATTTCTTCAAAAAATATTTCACATTTTACAAATAAAAGTAACGACAAAACTATTCAGTATTGGATTGCACTCGAACCAGATTCTTCCTATACAGAATAGTATATATAATATTATGAAAAAGGTGATTACATTATGGAAAATACATTTTTATTTGTTGAGAAATATAGACCAACAAAAATCAATGATTGCATATTAACAAAACAACTTAAAGAAACATTTTCTAAGTTTGTGGAACAAAAACATATACCGAATCTGTTATTAACAGGTGGCGCTGGTGTAGGGAAAACTACGGTTGCGAAAGCAATGGTAAACGAGATTGGTGCAACTTGGTATATGATAAATGGTTCAGAGGAATCTGGAATTGATGTTCTACGAACTAAGATTAAAAACTTTGCATCTACATCTTCTTTAGAGGGTGGTAGAAAATATGTTATCATAGATGAAGCAGATTATCTTAATCCACAATCTACACAACCAGCGTTGCGTGGATTTATAGAAGAATTTCATAAGAACTGTGGATTTATTCTTACTTGCAATTATCGAAATAGAATTATCGAACCATTACATTCGAGATGTAGTGTTATAGATTTTATTATTCCTGTATCAGAAAGACCAATTCTTGCAGAAAGTTTTTTTAAAAGAGTTTCAGATATATTACAAAAAGAAGAAATACCTTTTGATACAAAAGTTATTGCACAACTTATTAATACATTTTTTCCAGATTGGAGAAGAATATTAAATGAGATTCAAAGATATTCTGTATCTGGAAAAATAGATGCTGGTATCTTGGTCAATCTTTCAGATGTGAATATGAAAGATTTGGTATCTCATATGAAAGAAAAAGATTATAAATCAGTTCGTAAGTGGGTTGTAGAGAATATGGATAACGACCCTGCTAAACTTTTTAGAAAAATATATGATTATGCAAATGATTATATCGAACCAGTTAATATTCCACATCTTGTATTAATTCTAGCAGATTATCAATACAAACAAGCATTTAGTGCCGACAGCGAGATTAATGTTCTTGCATGTCTTACAGAAATTATGGGGCAATGTAAATTTAAATAATGATAGGTTTAGAA